CCTATTTTGATTTCCCATCTGACGGGGTAGACAGAATATCTCACGTAGCCATTGTCGTTAAAGACAACGAAGACGGAACAGTTTGGTGCATTGAAGGTAATACGTCTGGAGATCCTAAAGGTAGCCAACGTAATGGTGGAGAGGTTTGCAAAAAACTTCGTGCCTTTAAGAAAAATAAAAAAGGAATTATGGTTTCTATTGTAGGGTTTGGTAGACCTAAGTTTGGCTCTGCCCCTGCGGGTACTGCTAAAAAGGCTGCTGCAAAGCCTAAAACATGCTCAGCATGCGGTCAAAATATTAAATAAAGGTGTTTGACTAAGCAATAATCATTTGCTATACTTAAAGGGTAAACTCTGAGGGGATTTCTGTATGACTGTTCTTGCTGTAGTCCGTCATGAAAATAAAATCTATATGGCTGGTGATCGTGGTGCCTCAGACGATAATACCATTCTTCCATTAACTTCTCCAAAGGTTTGGAAACTTGGTCCATATTTAATTGGGTATGCTGGAGCGCTAGACGGTGAACGTATTCGTTATAATTTTAATCCATATATTCCAGATATAAAAGATTTAGATAAGTTTATGCAAACTAAATTTATTAAACAACTTAGAGATTTTTATAATAACTGGTGGGTAGATACTACCAAAGAAGGTGATTTAGGTCTTATTATTTGTGTTAAAGGTCAAATATATGAGCATAATGCTATTGATATGTCTTTATCTAAGTATAATTTAGATTATTTAGCAATGGGTTCTGGCGCTGAATATGCTTATGGGTATTTAAATGCTACCGAAAAATCTAAAGATCCCCGCAAAAGAGTTGTAGGTGCAGTTTCTTCTGCTATTAAGTTTAGCCCATCGTGTATGGGACCTATTGATGTAGTTAGTATTTAATGAATCTTAAAAATAAATTTAAAAAAGCAAAAGAAAATAATACATTTATAGTAGAAAGATCCTATTTTCCAAATAATATTACTTGGGAAGACATATTAAACTTTATATATAAAGCATCTTCTATTGAAGACATAGGAGAAAAAAATAAGAAAAATTTTTCTAAAGTAGTTCCAGAAGGAAATCTTTTTATAACAGTAAAGGGTGAGTTATCAGTACACCATCCACTATGGATTAAAACTTTAAGTGGAAAAGTTTGGAAAGACCTTCCAGAATTAAAAGATTTTTTAATTAAACTAAACAGTGATTTTGGTAGTGCAACGGCATTTGAAAACTGTCAGTACTATAGTGAAACATCCTACAGAGATTGCAACTGTGGTTGCGTATGGCACTCAGAAGGTTTGATAGTTTCTTTGGCAAGTCGTTTGATTAATGAGCACAGAGATGTTTTTGATGCTGGATATATTCAATTAGTAGGAAAATCTTTTTGGAAAATTGAAAAACACGACGATATATGTGTATTAAATTCAGGAGATATGCTTTTATTGCCACACGAACTAACTCACGAAGTTTGGGGAGAAGGTCCAAGGGCTGGAGTTTTATTATACTCAGAAGACAAAAATAAAAGTTGACAAAGATAGCAGTTCAAAGTATAATTTATATATGACAAACTTTGACGATATATTAAAAGATCTACAAGATGAAGCATCAAGTCTTGATGAGTTTGAGATTTGGTTAACTAATGGAATTGAGCGGGGATGGGTAACAGAACCGTTCTGTAACACTCATGAGGGAGATCCCTATATGAGTGATGAAGAAGCACAAGAGTGGGAAAAGGGCGGAGACCCTTGTCAGGTAGTAATTAAAATACAAAACAACTAATAAAGGGGTAAAATGAAAAAAATAACAATGGGGCTTGTAGCAATAATTGGTTTAGTTTTAGTTCAACCAACTTTTGCTTCAGAACAAAAATCTTTAGTAATTATTGATTCATATTTTGATTCAAGAGTAGTTAATGGAAATGTATCTTGTGTAACACCTCAAGATACTGCTTGCTCTTATACAGCAAGACTTCCACTTTCTACTTCATTAGTAAGTCCAGTTAATCATGGAAATGCCATGGTAGAGGTCGCTAAAAAACAAAATCCAAATATTAAAATTATTGGATTATATAGTGCTGGACCAAACTCTCCTGTAAATGCTGGAAATTTTATTGATGCTTTACGTTGGGTAGATAAAAATTCTACAAAGGTTTCTGCAGTATCTTTTTCAGGATTTTTTAATGGAAACAGAGAATGTTCCGTAGCGCCTACAAATACTGCTTCTTATGGTGGGGTCAGAGGTGCTGATGCAACTATACGTGCATTAATTGTAAGTTTAAAGTCTAAAAATGTTTCAGTATTTATTGCAACTGGTAACAAGCCTGGAACAAAGATTGATTATCCAGCATGTATTGCTGACTCAGTATCAGTAAGCACTGGTGAAAGAAATAGTTCTGGTAAAGTTGTTAGTGGACATTCATTTGATAAAAATACAAAATATGTAGCATCAACTGAAATCTATAACTACACATCCTCTATCTTTGGGTCTATTCCACAAACAACATCATCTGCAACTGCTGCAGTTGCTGCTCAATGGATTACACAAGGACAGTTAACAGATATGGTAGTTAAAGTTCTTCCATAATAGTGTTGCGGATATTGCATAGTGGTAGTGCGTAACCTTGCCAAGGTTAATGTGCGGGTCCGATTCCCGCTATCCGCTCTAAGCCCTCATCGTCTAGTGGTTAGGACATCACCCTTTCACGGTGGTAACAGGGGTTCAATTCCCCTTGGGGGTACTAATTTTATTAATACTGCATAAAAAATTATGATATGATTATAGTATGGAAAAAATATATTTAGATGATGATAAACAAATTTGGATTATTAAAAATTTTCTTACCCAAGAAGAATTAGCATGGTTCAAAACTCAAACAGATGATAAAAATGGATGGTATCCAACAATGAGATCTCCATACCAAAACATTTTAAATAAATTTTTAAATATTATTCCTAAATATGATGAAACTCGTAACATTGTTTTTCCAAATCAAGATTCAGAAGTTATTGATCTTCCAATATTTTCTGATCCAGGTGGTGTGTGGGATAGACTTGATTCTGTATTACCTCTAACATACAAGCGACATGCAACATTACAAACCTTTAAATATATGACAGATGAAGAAATTAGAGAAAATGCAAATTTATCTGCTTTAGAAGAATATAATATTTCTGTAGAAGACATTGATTTTGCAATGTATTGGCATCAAGATCCTGGAGCAGAAAGCAATATTAATGCTTCTTTTAGCCTTTATCTTAATGATGATTTTGAAGGTGGAGAATTAGAGTTTGGAAATTTACCAATTAAAGTAAAGCCAGAGGCTGGCATGCTGGCTGTAATTCCTGGCGGAGACAAATACAGGCATAAAGTAAATAAAGTACTTGGCCCCAACTCAAGACATACTCTATATGGCAATTCATTTATAAATATTGAAACAGCCCCAGTCAGCACGGCAGATGACTGTTAAAGTTATGTTATAATATACCTATGAAATCTATATATGATATTGAGTTAGATTCTGCCGAAGGTACTCCAAATTTTTTGCAACAATTTAAAGGCAAAACAATTATGTTAATTAACACAACCGTTGGTTGTGGAAACGCTGGTCAAATGGAGTCTATTGAATGGATTCAAGAAGATATGGCAGGAGAAAATTTTACTGTTGTAGCAATTCCTACTAACGATTTTTGTGGTCCAAGCATCACAAAAGGTAAATGGTCACAAGGTATTACTTGCGGTATGGATTCTAAGTTGTACGGAGAAGATGTTTATGGTGTTACATTCCCATTCTCAGAAATGATTGTTTCTAATCCCGCAGAAATCCCATTAGAGGCACCATGGCTTGGTAAAGGTCCAGGACTTAACGGTAATGGCCAACCCTTTGGAGAAAGACATGAACTTTATTTAGAGGTTTCAAAACAAATTAAAGCAATACAAGATAAAAAAAATAAACTTGGAATTGTTGAAAAAACAGATTACGAGTCACGTTATTTAAACCAGCATGACGGTGGATTTATGATGAACGCTAACTTTGAAAAGTATTTAATTGACAAAGATGGTTATGTAGTTAAGCATTATCCTGCTACAACACTAAACTGGGATGTAGAGCGTACTCTAAAAGAAGACCTTGCGGCACAAGGAATCCCAGCAAAAATGGGTCCAGATAGATCTGAGTACATTTTTAATGAAGAAAATGCTGTTATTCGTGATCATATTGAAAAACTTATGGCTGGAGAAAAATCAATTATTAATCCAGCGTATGATCATGCACATGAATTAATTGCTGTTTAAATTTAAAATATAGGGGAATTTTTATGAGCATATATGATTTATCATTTATAGATAATAATAAAAATGTTATAGAATTAAAACAATTTAAAAATAAAAACATACTTATTGTTAATACCGCAAGCCATTGTGGATATACATCTCAATATGCTGACTTACAAAAAATACAAAATGATTCTTTAGTGGTTATTGGTTTTCCATGCAATCAATTTGGAAATCAAGAACCAGGAACAAACGAAGAAATAAAAGAATTTTGTACAAGTAATTTTAGTATAACATTTCCTATTGCTGAAAAAATTTATGTTAATGGTCCAGATGCTCACCCAATTTACAAATATTGCAAGGAAAAGGCTACTGGGGGTAAAGATATAGCCTGGAACTTTGAAAAATTTTTAATATCTACTGATGGATCTATTAAGCATTACCCATCATCCTATCAAGTTTCAAATATTATATTTTTGTAATTCAAAAAAATAGTATAGGATCTATAATACGTTTATTTTAAGTTTGATTCCCGCCAAAGGTGTTATAATATAATGATGGAAGAATACGACAAAGACAATAAAAGAACTTTTTTTTATAGAAGTTTAGCAAACGCAAAAAATACACCATCACATTTATATGGTACAAAAATTAATTCTCCTCAAGATATTGTAAAAAAAGTTGAATATAGCATTAATGAATATGGCTATAGGTCTGATAAGTTTGATAAAAATAATGAAGTTTTAGTGCTGGGCTGTTCTAATACATATGGTTGTGGAATGCCAAACAAGTTTACTTGGCCAGAAATTTTTTCTAATTCTATAAATAAAAAATACTCAAGAATTGCATCACCTGGAGATAGCATTAATGGTCAAGTATATAAAGCGTTTAAATATTTTGAAGAGGTTGGAAATCCAGAAATAGTTTTAGGATTGTTTCCATTATACAGGCTAGAGTATAGTATGGTTCCAAACAAACTATTATCCCCAACATTTTGGAACCAAGAAAAACACAAAAAAAATATAGACAGTAATAGTATAGGCGTAGCGTACTTTTATGAGGAGTATTTAACAAAAATTTCTAGGGCCCCACATGATCCAGTATATGTTCTTCCAAGAGAGTTTTCAATATTTTACAACTTTATGTTTATAGCAATGCTAGAGCAATATTGTAAATCCCATAATATTAAATTTATATGGAGCATATACGATGACACAAATATTGAGTACTTTATAAACACCACACCTAATATTTTAAAAAACTATATAAAAACATCTGAAGAAGTTGTATGGACACAAAGAGCATCAGATAGAAATTGTTGTGAAGAATTTAAAGATCATAAATTGTATTATTGGGCTGCAGACTATAATCCAGAAAAACAGATTGGGCATTGGGGAATTCATACACACAAACATATGTCAAATGTATTTCTTAACAAATATGAAAAAATAAAAAATGATTAATAATATTAGGTGGTATTATTACAAAATAATTATACTTTTTAAAAATAAAAAAAGAAAAAAGAAAGATTTTATTTATTAATGATAATTCTTGGAATTAATGAAACATCGCATGATGCTTCTGTCTCTCTGATTAAAAACGGGAAAATATTATTTGCAGGGCATGCAGAAAGATATAGCAAACAAAAAAATGACTGGTACATTAATGATAGTTTAATAAAAGATGTTTTGCAGTATGGCACACCAAACTATATTGCCTATTACGAGAAGCCTCTTTTAAAAGCCTCTAGACTGGCTCTAAGGGGTGGGTCTGGGGATTGGAAACCAAGGTTCAATATTGATGGCATCCCAAGAAAATCTTTTAGCCACCACTATTCTCACGCAGCAGCGGGATACTACACAAGCGACCTTGATAGTGCCTGTATTGTTGTTATTGATGCAATAGGAGAATATAACACATCAACAATATGGGTTGGTAAAGGCAAAAAAATAAAATTAAAATATAAGCAAAATTATCCAGTTAGTTTTGGATTATTTTATTCAGCATTTACACAACTCATTGGCCTAATGCCAAACCAAGAAGAATACATTATGATGGGTATGGCTGCCTATGGAGATTGGAAAAAATACTATAAAAAAGTAGACAAGTATTTTCCATCTTACTCAAAACAAAAATATAACTTTCATAAAGGAATTTATGATTGGGGTATAGAAATATCAGAACAGGATAAATTTGATATAGCAGCAGCCGTTCAAGTTGTATACGAACAAAGACTAAACGACTTTATGCGTATGGCAAAGTCAGTTACGGGCAAAAACAATTTAGTGTTTATGGGTGGATGCGCTCTAAACTCTTCTGCTAATACGTTGCTATGGAATATCTTTGATACAATTTGGATTATGCCAAATCCAGGAGACGCAGGGTCTTCTCTTGGTGCAGCAGCAGCACTTTATGGGAAACATCTTGAATGGAAGGATCCGTACCTTGGCTATGACCTTGGTGGAAAGTATCCTATTCAGAAAATTGTGGACGGTATATTAAAAGATGGAATAGTAGCAGTGGCAACAGGACGTGCAGAATTTGGTCCAAGAGCATTAGGAAATAGAAGTATTCTTGCAGACCCAAGAGATCCATTAATTAAAAACAAGGTTAATCTAATTAAACAAAGAGAATTGTTTAGACCATTTGCTCCAGTAGTTATGGAAGAATATGCTTCCAGATGGTTTGATATGGACTTTACAAGCCCTTATATGCAGTATACAGTCAAGTGCTTACAGCCAGAAAAGATCCCTTCTGTAGTACATATTGATGGCACATCAAGAGTTCAAACTGTAAATAAAGACCAACATTCTGGACTTTACGATGTCTTATCTAATTGGTATAAAATTACTGGAATCCCAATACTACTTAATACTAGTTTAAATATTAAAGGGCAACCACTATTAAATGATAGATTAGATATAGAAAAATGGCAAAAACAATATAATTTTCCTATATTGTCCTAATCTGGTATAATATATATGTACCTGCCAAATGGGGGTACAAAAATGAAACTCGCTGAAAAGGAGAAAATAAAATGGTAAGTTCATTTACACTGGATCTTTTTAAGGATCCATTTTTTATTGGTTTCAATCGTGAATTGGACCGTTTAAGTACAGTACACAATCTAGCAACTCGTCAGGCATATCCGCCATACGATATCTTAAAACTAGACGAAGATACATATAAACTATCTTTGGCTGTTGCTGGATTTTCAAAAACAGATATTGATGTTTCAGTAGATAATGGAACATTAATAATTAAAGGTGAAATAGCAGAAGTAACAGATGCCGAAGTTGTTCATAAGGGAATTGCTGCTCGTAAATTTACTCGCACATTTGCCCTTGGTGAATATATGGAAGTATCTAGTGCTGAACTTAAGGATGGCATGCTTACAATTAATATTGTTCGTGTTGTTCCTGAAGACAAAAAACCCAAAATAATTAAAATCAAGTAAAAAAACAACCTGGGCATGTTGTAAAACTGCCTATTATAAAAAAGGAGTATTTAGTGGCTTCATATGAATATGACTGTATGCCTTGTGGCACTAGAGTAATAAAAGAAAGATCTATTAATGATTTTGATCCAGGATATAGTTGTGAAACTTGCAATAGATCGCTAGTTCGTGTATACTCTAATATAGGATCAATTTTTAACGGTACTGGATTTTATTCAACCGACAATAGAAAGAGGTAATTGGATGTATAATAGAACTATGGACAGTGTTACAAAAGATCATCCAAGCGTAAAACCTAAACAATGGGTTTTAAACTCAAAAGATCGTTGCGATAAATGCCTAGCCCAAGCGTTAGTTAAAGTAAAAGGCGCCTCTGGAGAGTTAATGTTTTGTAGCCATCATTATGACAAAATAATGAATAAACCAGAATCATATAAAAAAATGATGGCTTTTATGCTAGAAGTTATTGATGAGCGTGAAAAATTAGTAGAGAATAGAGCGATTGGGGCAATATAATGTATGAGTATTTTGTAAAAGAAGTAAAGAATGTTGTTGATGGAGATACTATTGATGTAATTATTGATTTAGGGTTTGATATTTTATTTTCATCTCGTGTACGTTTGGCTGGTATTGATACTCCAGAATCACGCACAACAGATAAGGCTGAAAAGGCTCTTGGACTTGAATCTAAGGAGCACTTAAAAAAGCATTTAAAGGATGCCAAATCTATTGTAATTAAAACTGAAAAAATAAATTCAACCGAAAAGTTTGGTCGTATTTTAGGATGGCTATACATTAATGACGATACAGAATCTGTCAATGATAAAATGATTAATGATGGCTATGCCTGGGGATACATGGGAGATGCCAAAGTAAAAGATTTTGAGGCATTAAAAAAGGCTAGAGAAAGATCTAAAAAATGAAAACAGTTTTTTATTTTACAACAGAGTGGTGTGGTGCTTGCAAAAAAACACGACCAATTGTTGAAAAATTAAAAAAAGATGGTTATCAGTTTCAAATAATTGATGCTGACTATGAGCAACTACTTGCTAAAAGGTTTGAGATAATGTCAGTTCCTACTTTTATATTATTTGAAAATGAAAAAGAAATTAAGCGTATAGTTGGTGCACAAACTCAACAGTCTTTGTTAGAGTTTATAAATAATGAGTAACGAAGAACAAGAAATAATTGAAAAACTTATTCTCGATGGGGGGTTAGAAACTGTAGGAGTTGACGAAGAAACTGGTGAATTGCTGTATTCCTTTACTCCTAAAATTAAAAATCTTATGCCAGATTTATACAATGAGCACATAACAGATGTGAATTCTTGCGTTATGGAATTATGGGAAAAAGGTTTTTTAGAAATAGATTTTTTTGCTTCAGAACCCATCATTACCCTATCTAAAAAGGCTTTTGATCAAGTTGCAGTGGAGGGTTTATCCAAAAAAAACAGGTGGAACCTTTTTGAAATCATACGACTTTTGCACCCCAAAGCCTGATATAATAGATAGTATGACATACTACTCAGATAACGAAGAAGAAGATAAATGGGACAACATGACAAAAGCATGTTGGTCTGGATATGAACAACGTGGCATGAAAGATAAAGGTGGGCGTATGGTTCCTAATTGCGTTCCCGTTGGTAAATTAGAAGAAATGGAAAATGAAATGGCAAAAGCAAAACCTAATTATGAAGATTTTATTAAACCACGTAGGGGTGGATCAACACCATCAGACCCTAAACTATATGCAAGAGTTGTACAAGCAGCAAAAGATAAATTTGATGTTTATCCATCTGCGGTTGCTAATTCTTGGGTAGTACAAGAGTATAAACGTCGTGGTGGTACATACAAAGCAGAATCACAATCTACAACAAAAAGTATTTGGGATGGATCTTTTAATCCTTTAAGGTTTAAAAAATAATGGCTAACAGATCTTCAGGTTCTTATTTTAAAAATTACGGATTTAATTCTTTACAAATTAAAAATGGCAGAATTGTTCGTTTAAGAAAAGACGGTACTGTAAAAGCAGATCTTGGTCCGTATCCAAAAACAAAGGCAGGGGTAAGTCATGGCAAATAAAGAACAAAAGGGTAATGTTAATACAAAAAAAGAGCCTAAGATGACTCTTAAAGAAAAACGTGTTGCTAAACAACAAAAGCGGGATAAAAAAAATGGCTGATACATATACTCCTACCTCTGGTATGAAGGCTGCTGCTAGACGTGCATTAAAGTGGAAAGAAGATGGAAAAGCAACTGGTGCAGGAACTCCTGTAGGTTGGGGTAGAGCAACAGATATAGTTGCTGGTAGAGCAATGTCTCTTAGTACTGTTAAAAGAATGTTTTCTTTTTTTTCCCGTCATGAAGTAGATAAAAAAGGTAAAGGTTTTTACGATGGTCCAGAGTTCCCATCTAATGGAAGAATTATGTGGGATGCTTGGGGTGGAGATGCAGGATTTTCATGGAGCCGTGCAATTGTAGAAAGAGAAAAAAAGCAAGTAGAAAAGGTTTGGGCAAATAGCCCATTTAGTTTTAGAAAGGGGTAAAAGTGGAGGATTTAACTATTGATGAAGTAAAGCAGTTAGTTATGTTTTATAAACAAAAATCTGTAGATCTTGAGTTTAATTTATTGCAATTGCAAATAAAGTTAAATAGGACTATATCTGTTCAAGATCCAATAAAAACAAAACCAGAAGTTAAAAAGTAAATAGGTTTGAATAATGCAAGAGTTAATAGTTTTAGGCTTGACATTGTCTCTTGCTTGGTTTATACTTAAAGTAGGTAAAAGTAATAAGAAAAAACTTTTTTCAAGAACCTTGCATAAACAAAGCGACACGCACAGGTTGTTAAAATTATTTTTTTCTATGCCTTTATCAAATAACCAACAAAACTTTTCTCAATTGACAAAACATAAAGAAAAGGGTACAATTAAGGTTATTGTTTTAGGCAACGAGGCATACTGGATATCTAATAATATTTTTTATGTTGCAGAGGCTATAGATGGTGAGGTACAACGCCACACCGCTAAACCAATTGATACTAGTACTTTATCAAAGGGTGACCTAGATAAAATGCTTTTTATATTAGACAGTTTAAAGGATGGTAAAAGAGATGATCGTGGCGGTTCAGGGCACAAATGAGTTTAACGACTATAATGTGTTTATTCGCTCTATGGGCGTTGCCATGTCAAATATGCACAAGGATGACAAAGAGTTTATAATTTACTCTGCTGGTCCTGCTAAAATAAATTCTTTTGTTTCCGAGTTTTCTAATTTATCTGAAAGAGGAATGAAAGCAAGAGGTAAAAAAATTAAATTTTATAAAGTTGCTCCAGTTTGGATGCAAGAAAATTTAGATCAACTTAACTATTTTGCTTTTTTGAGTAAGCCTAATGAAAAAACTTCAAGGTTAGTTTCAGAAGCACAATTAAAAAATGTAGAAGTTGGTATATTTAAATACTAGGGGGTATTTATGTTTATTAGAAGTTTAAACACTATGGAAAAAATTGTTTCTAAAAATAGTAATTTACTTTGGAATGGTTGGGATGTTATTGATTTAAAAGAATCTGACATTGCCAAAACATCTCCAAAAGGTATTAGAGTTAAAGATAAATGGTACATTCATAAAGTTTATTCTCCTGGTCGTAATGGGTGGGATATACCAAACAAGTATCGAGAATAATTATGAAACAGCATTTATGGAAAGATAACGCAATTTGTTTAGGTCTTGATACAAATATTTACTTTGATAAATATGAAGATAATGAATCTGGCAGGGCAATTGTTGATTCAATGTGTCAACAATGTCCAGTAGCAAAGACGTGTTTTGCAGTAGGCATTTCAGGTAAAGAATGGGGTGTTTGGGGCGGAGTATATTTAGAAGGCGGAGAAGTATCTAGAGAGTTTAACAAACACAAGAGTAAAGAAGATTGGTCCAATACCTGGCAATCTTTAACAATGGAAAAATAATGTATACAGATAAAATGAAAATGGCATTTCATTCTATTCCAGCACCTAAAAATTTTAAGGTAGACATTATTGACAACGATCATTTTATAACCATTAAGGCTAATGAGGCTATGTTTATGC